TACAAATGCAGGACTTGGATATACGCAACCACCATCTATTACTATTGGAAACCCACCACAAATTGTTGGTGTTGGAACTTTTGCCTTTAACGAAATTGTAACGGGTTCTACAAGTGGAACCACTGCAAGAGTTAGATCTTGGAATGTCATAACTAATGTATTGGAAGTTTCATCTGTTTCTGGATCATTTACACCAGGAGAATCTATTGTTGGAACTGCATCAAGTGCTTCAAGAAAACTTAGGTCTATTGATACTTTTGCAGTTGAAGATGGATATTCTGATAATGAAATTATAGAAACAGAGGCAGATAGTATTATTGATTTTAGTAACACTAATCCATTCGGAATGCCATAGTATAAATATTAGTTATTACTTGGTTAACCGATAATATCGGAACTTAAAAAAATGTTTGAATATTTCTATCACGAAATCTTAAGAAGAACTGTAGTTTCTTTTGGTTCTTTATTTAACGAAATTAATATTAAACACACAGATAATTCTGGTGCAGTAAAAAGTGTGATTAAAGTTCCACTTGCATATGGTCCTACACAAAAATTCCTTGCAAGGTTGGAGCAATCTCCAGATTTAAGCAAATCGGTTCAAATTACATTACCAAGAATGTCATTTGAATTTACTGGATTAACTTACGATCCAACTCGCAAATCTACAACAACACAGACTTTTCTTGTAAAATCTCCAACTGACGGAACTGAAACTAAAAAAGCATATCTTCCAGTTCCATACAATATGCAGTTTGAGTTGAGTATTATGTCCAAATTGAATGATGATGCACTTCAAATTATTGAACAAATTTTGCCATATTTTCAACCATCATATTCAATGACACTTGAATTAGTAGATATTATTAATGAAAAAAGAGACGTTCCTGTAGTTCTTGAAAATATTACAATGCAGGATGATTATGAAGGTAATTTTACTACAAGAAGAGTTCTTATTTACACATTAAGATTTACTGCTAAAACTTATCTCTTTGGTCCTGTTTCTTCTGCAACAAGAGATATTATCAAACGCACTTCTCTCGGATTTGTTTCTGGAGACAGTAAGAGTACAACAAGAGATGTTGTTTATACATCTACACCAAGAGCTCTTAAAAATTACACTGGTACGGTGGTAACTACTTTATCAGAAGATATTACTACAGAAGATATTTTAATCACAGTTAATAGTTCAGCATCTATTGCTAAGAACACATATTTGGAAATTGAGGGGGAAGAAGTATATGTAACACTTATAACTGGAAACGTTCTTACTGTCGAAAGAGGTAAAGATGGAACACCAATTACATCACATCTTTCTGGAGCAGAAGTTAAATCAATTGCTGCAGCAGATAGTTTGTTAATTGAAGAAGGTGATGATTTTGGATTTGATGGAACTGTAACATGAAGATGACAAAAAAATTCGATAAACTCAATGAAACTTTTAATGTAGATAGTGATATAGTTTCTGTAAATGTAGAATCTGAAACAGTAACAGAAAAAATAGAGAAAGTAGCACTAGTAGTAGATGACGTTAAAAAAGATTATGATTATACTAGAGGAAATTTATATTCTTTAATAGAAAAAGGTCAAGAAGCAATTAATGGAATTCTTGAATTAGCACAAGAATCGGAGATGCCTCGTGCATATGAAGTTGCTGGACAACTTATTAAGAGTGTGGGTGACATTACAGATAAACTATTAGATCTCCAAAAGAAAGTAAAAGATATTGATGATGACAAACCAAAAGGTCCAACCACAGTTAATAATGCACTTTTCGTAGGATCAACTGCAGAACTAGCAAAACTTTTAAAGCAACAGTCCCAAGAAACAAAAGAAGAATAAATATAAAAGGATATAGTTCTTACTTACAACTAATGAGCAAGTGTAAACCGGGATATTATTATTGCTTTACTAACAAAGAGTGTAAACCAATTCCACCTGGATTTATGATTGATCCTGCTGGAATGCTTGCAAAAGAAAATGGACATACTGTAGATGAAGCATGTTGGGTTGGTTATAAGCAAGTCGGGATGAAAAAGAAAGGAAAGAGAATTGTTCCAAACTGCGTTAAGGAGGAAGGTCTCCGTGATTGGTTCGGCAAATCCAAGTCAAAAGATGGTAAATCTGGTTGGGTAAATGTTGTAACTGGCGGAACCTGTGCAAGTGATGAACCCGGTGAAGGAACTCCAAAGTGCGTTTCTTCTGCAAAAAGAGCAAGTATGAGTGATGCAGAACGAAAGTCTGCATCCAGAAGAAAAAAATTAGCAGATCCCGGACAGCAATCAAAGTCAGGTGCTGCAAATCCAACTTATGTATCCACAGATTCCCCCAAAAAGAAAATGAATGAAAATCATAAAGCAATTGCTAGTGGAAAAGAAAAAGATGAGGAAGGATATATGGCAAGCACAGAGATGGATACAATTAATAGTGCTGTTAAAAAATTAAGAAAAAATATTAAAAAGGGTGACACACAATTGCCCGCATGGGTTCAATCTAAAATCACTAAAGCAGCAGATTACATTGATACTGCAGCAGACTATATGGATAGTAATGAGGTGTCTGAAGAGTCTGATAAAAAAACTAAAGGCAGTGGAACAAAGGATGCTTGCTACAGTAAAGTAAAGTCAAGATACTCTGTTTGGCCGAGTGCATATGCTTCTGGAGCACTTGTAAAGTGTCGTAAAGTTGGTGCTGCTAATT